ATTCATCAAACAAAATGCGACTATTGAAGAAGAGCAATCCGTAGAAACCCATATCACGACACAGGCAAATGAATCTTAAGAACAAGGAGTGATATGAACCTCATTTCTGACGAAATTTATCGACAATTAGTCAAAGACTCCGGGCTAAATTCGTCTCTGAAACAGTTATTTAGCTATTTTGACACTGTCTCAGACTATGAACTTTTGCAAGAACAGTTTACTCAAGCACGGGCTCATTTTATGGCTGCACAGGATAATATGGTGCAGTCAGTAAAGCAGGAACTTTCTCCTTTGGCTGTTTATATGATTAAGGATAAGGCCTCATCCTCAGGCGGAACCTTTTTACGCTGGCGTAGTATGCAGAATGCCAGAACCGGTGGCACAGTATGGCAGCCGATTGTAGATGATGAAGCAGTTCCGGTAGATGTGAGGCAAAAAGTTGTCGCAGTGGAAAAAGATAGAATTTTAATCAATATGTGTTAAGAACCATTAAAACTAAGAAACAAAAAGATAATAGGAATTTGGCGGAATTTTGCGGACGTAAGTGGGCGGAAGTATTGAGAAATGGGGCTTTGTGATGAAAGCCCCTTTGTTTTATATGTAGAAAAGTAAAACTAAGAAAAAAATAATGTATTGTGGGGAAATTGCAAAATCAACCACAAAAACTAAGAAATTTAAAGCATTTCTAAAAGTGGCGTTTAAATGGCGTTTAAACTAGGTTATGCCCGATACGTACCACTTGCCCGATAATTTGTAGATTTTAGGCTTCTTCTAGGGGAATTTTGATTGGTTCGTACTCGTCTTTATTGGCTAAACTCAACTAGCATTTATTCATTGTTTACGTCAAAGTTTGATGGCTAAACTTTGACGTTTTTATAAAAATAACTTGGACGTAAAGACACCCTCTTATCTTATTGATAAATAAGAGAATTATCTGTTTTGTGTCATTATTGGTTAAAAAATAACTTTGACGCCAAAAACAGCCTTACTTCGACGCCGAACGCTTTTTAGAGGCAACTGATTGATAAACTTTTTGCAGTTGTTCATCAGTTAGCTCTGTAATACTTTCAACTAAGTATTTTTGTTGTAAATGTCCAGATAGCCATTGTTCTAGCCCTTTAGTATTGATCTTAATATAAGCATACTTTTTAGAACGCCATTCATTTCCTATTTTTTTGGGGGCTGATTTTGATGAAGATAATCTGCCAATCCACTTCCTTAGATAGGTTATTGCTTTTTCTGTTTTCTCTACTGGAATTTGCCTGTAAGTAGCTACTCCACAATGCTTATTCAAAGAAGCCCAAACAGCTTGAAAAGTCTTTGGACTGGCTTTAACTTTTTGCTCTAACTCAACAATCTCTTTGACTAAATCCTGTAATCTTCTTGCCGTTTCCTCACTGATATGCTTATCAGTCGGCTCAATAATAGCCTTAGTCTTTGTTGTATATTTTTCAGTAGTAATATTATTGATCGTACCGCTATTGATGACACCTTTATCTCCATAGATAACATTATTTTTATCACCTTTAAAGCTATGTTGCATATTTACAGGCTCTCTGTCCTCTAGTGATTGAGAGCGAACACCTGTAATAACATACTGCACATCAACACCAAGTTGTGCCGCTCGCCCCAAAAATTCCGCTGAAATTCCACTTCTACCTAATTCATTTAGCCTCAATGCCTCACGACTTATTTCTGTTTGATGAGCAAAATTGGCTTGTGTATAACCTAGTCTTGTTCTTTCTTCTATAAGGCGAATACCCATATCTTCTCGTGTAATTGCGAGTTCCATAAAAAATCCTCAAATAAAAATGCAAAATTTATTTGACGTGCCAAAAATATTTGGCATATAATAAACTTGTTTTGTTAATCAGTTGATTTAACTAGTTGTAATTACTAGTTGATAGGGGATTTTATGAACCAACAGGAAATTTATCAAGCATTAAAAAGCAAAAATTTAAATGCCTCAATGATTGCAGAAGCTCTTGGTGTTAGTTCCCAAGCAGTTTCTAACGCAATTAAACAAGGAAAAAGCAGTAAACGAATTGCTAAAGCGATAGCAATTGCTATCGAACAACCATTAGAAAAAGTATTTCCACATTACGCAAGAAAGCAAGAGCAACAAGTGTTTAGAAAAACTCAGATACACCAATTAAAAAGCCAATTTGCTCAAATGTAGATGAGGTTGCGTTATGGAACTAAAAACACATTTTAATGCAAAAGAGTTGGCTCAATTAGCATTGACCTGTTTACCAACTAGCGACAGGCGAATTTTAGAGAAAGCCAAGCGAGAAAACTGGCAATTTCAAAAACGCAAAGGTCGTGGCGGTGGTGTGGAATACGCTTTCAATTCCCTCCCACCTGAAATCCAACACGAAATACTGCTCAAAACCACCCCGCAACAAACAGCGGTAGAAGTGCAAAAAATAGAGCAAACCCGACCGCTTGCAAGTAATGAATTGTGGCAAATGTGGGACGAAGCCTCGGTAAAAGCCCAAGAGAAAGCAAAAGCTAAACTGGGGGCAATGTTTGCGGTGGCAAATTTAGTGGAAACCGGCACTCACTTAATGCAAGCGATTGAAATGGTGGCAGGCAAGCACAATGCTGAACTACCGGATGACGAAAGACCACTCACGGTGGGGTCGTTAAAAAACTGGTGGTATCGGGTGAAAGCCGTGCCTCGCCAAGATTGGTTGCCGTTAATGCTCTGTAATAGTGGCAAAGCCAGTAAAAACGTGGCGGAAATGAGTAAAGATGCGTGGATATTCTTTAAAAATCTCTACCTCACTCGGGAGCAACGCACTTTTAACCATAGTTACCAAATTTTGCAAGAAACTGCTGCTTTACAAGGTTGGGTAATCCCATCTCCATCTAGCCTGAAACGCAGAATTGAACGTGAAGTAAGTCAAATTGAGGCGACTTATCGTAGAGGCGGTACTTATGCAGTAAGCAGGCTTTATCCATCACAAGTGCGAACGGTGGCGATGTTGGAAGCAATGGAATGGATTAACGGTGACGGCTATCAACACAACGTGTGGGTACGCTTCCCCGATGGCGAAGTAAAACGCCCGAAAAGCTGGATTTGGCAAGATGTTCGTACCCGCAAAATTTTGGCGGCGAGAACGGATAAATCAGAAAACACCGACACCATTCGCCTAGCCTTGTTAGATGTGATCAGCCGTTACGGCTTGCCGAAGCATTTAACCATCGACAACACCCGAGCGGCAGCGAATAAGAAAATGACAGGGGGTATTAAAAACCGTTACCGCTACACGGTAAAAGAAGATGAAGTGCAAGGAATTATTCCGGCACTCGGCATACAGCTACATTGGACAAGCATCCAATTTGGCAAAGGACGAGGGCAAGCCAAGCCGGTTGAGCGTGCATTTTCGCACGGTGGTTTAGGTGATTATGTGGATAAGCACATATTACTTGCTGGGGCTTACGCAGGGGCAAATGCCTATGAAAAGCCGGATTATGACGGCAAAAACGGCTCAGAACAGCCTGTAGATTATGCCACTTTCATTATGGCGTTAGAACAAGGCGTTTCACAGTGGAACAGAGTGGATAACCGCCTAAGTGAGATTTGTGCAGGGCAAATGAGCTATGAGCAAGCCTTTGAACGAGATTGGGCGGTGGCTCAAAAACGCCCGATTACCCAATCACAACTGCGTATTCTGCTCACGCTACACGAAGAGGTAACATTACAGCCGGACGGCACATTTAAACTGAATGCCGGCAAGATTGGCAGTAACAAAAACCGCTATGAATGCTTAGATTTAATCGGTTCACAACATCACAAAGTGGTAGTGCGATATGACCCAGCGGATCTACATAACAAAGTATGGGTTTATACGCTGACAGGCGAATACTTAGGCGAGGCAACCGCTACCGAGAAAGTCGGCTTTGGTGATAGCCAAGCAGGGCGTGAATACAACCGCAAAATGCGTGAATGGGTTCGTAACCAAGAGAAGGCAATCAAAGCCCGAATGGCAGCAGAAGAGATGGAACTTTCCAATTACCACCCTGAGGTGGAATTTGAAGAACGGTTTATGGAAGTGCTAAGCGATTTTGCCAAAGTACCGAAAACGACGACAGAGCCGGAAATAGCCGAAGAAAATCTGTTCGACTTTAATGCGGTTCGCAAGGTGGAAACAGCAGTAGAAACCGAAGAAATCAGCGAGCTTGAACAAGCCTTCCAGCGAGGTGTGTCAATGCTCAAGAAATTGAAATAACAAGGCTTTAAACGTTATTTAAACATTTAAACGCTAATTTAAACGAGGTTTAAAAAATGAATTTAATCGACCAAATCAAACAACACCTAAGCCAAACCGGTGTGACTCAAAACCAGCTAGCTCGTGAGTCAGGGATTAACGCAGGTGCATTATCTAGCTATTTAAACGGTAGCTATGCCGGTGATATTGCAAATTTAGAAGCAAAATTGACCGCTTACTTTGCCAAAAAAGAGGTGCAAGCACGGGAATTTGTGGAAGCCCCAGCATTTATTGAAACCGCAACGGCACGGCAGATTTTTAAAACCCTTGAGTTTGCTCAAATTGCTAACTGTATGGCGACTGTGTACGGAATGAGTGGTGTGGGTAAAACCAAAGCTATCCAAGAGTTTAAAAAAGGTCGGGCAAATGTGTGGTTAGTTACGGCAAGCCCATCACGCTCAAGTTTAAGCGAGATTTTATATGAAATCGCCCTAGAACTCGGTATTAGTGATGCCCCACGCCGCAAAGGTACGCTCTCACGCTTAATTGCCCGCAAAATCAAAGGCACGGAAGGTTTGCTGATTGTGGACAAAGCCGACCATTTGCCCTATGAAGCATTAGAAGAACTCCGCATTATGCAGGAAGAAGCAAACATCGGTTTAGTGCTGGTAGGTAACGACAAAGTGTACACCCGAATGAAAGGCGGCATTAGCCCGCACCACGAATATGCAAGATTATGGAGCCGTGTGGCGAAAAACACCAGTATCCAAAAAACCAAACAGGCAGATACCAAAGCGGTTGCCAAAGCGTGGGGACTGGAAGAAGACACGGAAGCCCTGAAAGTAATGCAAAGTATTACCGAAACCGGTGGAGGCTTACGAATTTTAACCCAAACCCTCCGCCTTGCCGGAATTGTGGCAAAAGGTTTAGACCGAGCGATTACCGCTGATTTGATTATTCAGGCTCGCCAAGAGTTATTAGGCAAAGGAGATTAACAATGAAAACCCCAAAACCCAAACACAGTTTTAACCGCACCAACCAAGCAGCGTGCCGTTTTTTAAAACAAACCCAAAAGGCAATTATCCGCTTAAACAGTCTTGGCTTTACGGTGCTGAATATTGACTTTACCCGCATTAAGCCCCGCATTGAGGTAGAAATCGGCAATAACAAGCACATTGCTCAAGTCTTGATTTGTGAGGGTAAAGCCTACCGCTACAGCTTCGGCAAAAGCGAAGATTTAGGTAGATGGGAAGGTTACTACACCATGCTGGAAGGTATCAGAGTGTGGTGGCGACAAGCAGCAATTCACTAGGAGAAAAACAGATGAAAACCTTAGCACTATTAACCGCCCTTTTAGGGCTTGTAGGGTGTGATTTAGTCCAAAGCAAACAAGCTAAAAATTACATCGGCAACAATTTAACTGAAATCTGTATAGATAACGTGGTGTACCTGATTTATTCCAGCGATAAAAAAGGCGGCATTACCCCGAAAATTAACCAAGATTTTTACCCTTATACCTGTACAAACCAAGAGGAAAAACGAAATGGCAAAAACGACTAAAACCCGAATGAAAAGTGCGACTCAAAGTGCGATTTATCAAAGCCGAGATGAAGTCCAAACAGCTATAAAAATCATCGGCGATAAACAGCGTGAATTGCAACGTTTAGCTACGGCAATGAATGATGAATTAGCTGCTATTAGTGCCAGTTATGCTCAGCATATAGATGCATTAAAAGAAGATATTAAGCCAATGCAAAAAGGCGTGCAGATGTGGTGCGAAGTCCACCGCAATGAATTAACCGATAACGGCAAGTGCAAAACCGGCTCATTTGTTACAGGTGAGGTGCAATGGCGAATTAAGCCTCCATCAGTAAGTGTACGAAATGCGGAGAGTGTGATTGAGTTATTAGAAAACTTTGGGCTACACCAGTTTATCCGCACCAAGCAAGAAGTGAATAAAGAGGCAGTATTGGCTGACCCGCAAGCAGTATCAGCGATTGAGGGGATTAACATTAAATCAGGCGAGGAAGAATTTATTATCAAGCCGTTTGAGCAGGAGGTGAAGTGATGTGGAAACCAACACAAGGCGAATACAACAGGGCTGAAAAATTATTACAAGTCCACTGTATCTCACCCAAAGAGCGTGAAGCATTAAATCAAATCAAGTATGCCTATGAAAACCCTGTAGAGCTAGATTGGTTACAAAGAGCTGAATTGATAGCTTTAGAACAAAAATACAAAGGTCAATTAGACGAAATTTAAAACCCATTTAAAAGCCCTTTAAACCTCGCTTTGAGGGGCTTTAGTAATGTGTTTTAAACCGACAGGAGAAAATATGAAACCGAAACCAACAGAAGCGAAATTTAACCGCTATCAACATTACGCCGAGAAAGCAGCGGAAGCCGAACGAAAAGGCAACTATGAGGAAGCTCAAGACCATTGGGAAGTTGCAAAATTATCAGCAAAAAAGACCGCTAACCGAGACTGGGCGGAACAACGAGCGGAGTTTTGTAAACGTATGCACAATAAACCGTTTTAGGGGGAAGTGATGACAGAAACCGTAAAAGCACAACTTAACAGCCAATTAAATGAGGCAATTATCCAGTTGATACAAGCTCAAAAGTATTTAAATCAAGATGATGCCATTCGCAGTGGAGTGTATATCGGTACGGTGCAGGATTTATTGCCAAAGGTGCATTTAAAGTTATTAACGGCAAATCGTAAACATTGATAGAGATGAGGTAAAAATGGCTATTACAGAAGAACAATGGAAAGAAATTAAGCAAAAGCTAGATAGTATCATAGGGAGAGTTAAATTTAGATACAAAGAGCATTTACTCACGGTAGATGTTGTACAAATTAAGCGATCTTTAAAATTGGCTGTGTATGTTGATGGGGAAATTGATGGAGCTTGGACAAAAGAAGGACACGAAATTCGCCCTTATTTAGAAGAAGTTTGGTATCGCAAAGAACGCCCTTTTTTTAATGCTAAGGAGAAGAAAGAGTATAGAGGTTTAATGAGCAAAAAAAAACTGAATGAAAAAATAGTAACCTACTCACCTATGTTTCCATCACCAACTGCACTGACTCGTCAATATAAGAAACTAGATGGCTTAGAGTTGATTGAAGTGATTTAAAACCCATTTACAGCCCATTTAACCACTCATTAAGTGGGCTGAATAATGTGTTTTACATTTACAGGAGAATAAAAATGAGTGTTTTAGATGAAAAAACAGACAAGAAAGAAGGTGTATTTGGCTTTAAAAACGCTAAATTTGAAATACGTTATGAAGAAATTACCCCCGAATACAGGTTATGCAAAAAGAAAAATGGGGAGGTGGTTTTGCAGAGGCTCAAAGTAGTTGTCAGAGGTAGCGAACGTAAACTTTGCTGGTTTGACATTGAAACAGTAGAAGAAGTAAGTGAAAAGGAGGAAATTATGTAATCGCCAACCCAATTAACGTCACACGATCCATCTAGCTGTAAAACAGGTGTGGCGTTTGTTTTAAGTGAACAATCAAAAGCGATAACGTTTTTAATTGTTTATTTATCGGAGTAACAAATGACAAACAAAACCAAGCTAATACAGCTTATCCATATTGCTAAATCACAGCTGAATATGGACGATTTAAGCTATCGAGAGCTACTTAAACGGCTGACAAATAAAACCAGCTCAACGAAATGTACGGTGATGGAATTGCACAAAGTGCTACACGAGCTGCAAACCAAAGGGGCAAAGGTAAAATATTTTGCAAAAAAAGCAAGAAAATCGACCGCTTACAGTCCGGCAACCGGTGAAACCACGGTAAAAAGCCAAATTACCCATAAAATCAGAGCAGTGTGGATTACGATGGCTAAGCAGGGCTTTTTGCGAGACGGTAGCGAAAAAGCGTTGAACTCCTACGCTAGAAAACTCTTTGCCAAACGTGATCCGATACTGCTGAATGTGGGGGCGTTAAGTGATAAAGAAGCAGCAAAATTGCTGGAAATTTTGAAAAAATGGCACGCAAGAGTGCTAAAAGAAAGGGGGATTGAATGAAACTCTGTCGTTGCCCGATTTGCCACAGTGACATACACCTAGAGGCTCTGGTAGAAGATGAAGCCGGGCGTGAATTGCTCGGCAAAATCAGCCAATTAACGCACGGTGTAGCTCCTGCAATGGTGGCATATTTAGGGTTATTTAAACCACAAAAAAGCAACCTTAACAACTCAAGAGCGTTAAAAATTGTCAATGATGTGTTAGCACTCTACCCTTGCTCGTTGTTGCTGGCTCAAGCCCTGTCTGAAACGGTCGCAAGCATACGCAAAAAACGCCAGCAAGCAATGGAAAACGGGCAGAAAATTGAACCGCTACCCAATCATAACTACTTAAAATCGGTGTATGAAACGCAAAAAGTCCATTTTGCCGTGGTGAGAACCGGTAAAACCGAGAATGAAACAATAAGAGCCGAGCAAGCCGAACTGGAAAAAACACGCAATGCAATCGCCTATGTGCAACGCTATGTCGATTTAGGGCGTGAGGATATGGTGAAAAATAGCCCGCAGTATCAGATTTGGTTAGCACACAAAAAATAACAAAGTACAAAAAACAATCAATTGAATTTGTGGAAAATCGTAAAAATTACTGGTAAATCAGTTGGTTACAACACAAATAACAAAATGCCCTCAAAATTTTTTACTCAAGACTGGTGAAATATCTATAATTTTCCGGATAAGTAGATTTTGAGGGCTTTTTTATGCAAGAGATACAGGCAAAATTATTTGATGATGACCATGCTATGGTTGGACAGTTATTCGACCATCTTGATAATATCCCAAGTAACGAGCTGGAAAACCGCTGGCCGTCTTTATTAATTGAAGTGATTGATGTGATGCAGGCTGAGTTGCAACGCCAGCAATTCGCAGAAAATAATGCAAAATTAACCGCTTGTAAGTTGGCTGGTGTGCTTGCTCATTATTTTGGTGGCAAATCTTTTTATCTGCCGGCGGGAGATAAGATCAAAGAAGCACTGCGTGATGTGCAAATTTACCGTGATTTTGATGGCAAAAACGTACCGGATTTAGTTAAAAAATATCGCTTGTCTGAGAGTACAATTTATGCGATCTTACGCCAACAACGTTCTCTTCAACGCAGGAGACATCAGATGGATTTGTTTAATTCTTAAAAGGCGGTTTTTATGAAATTACTAAAATCACTTGCAGTTACAGGTGTTGCATTTTCATGTTCTCAGGCTGTGGCTGTGGACGGTTTCCAAGAATTAAAATTTGGAATGACTCTTGATGAAGTCAAAAAAATGTGATTGGAAGAAACATAAAAGTATCCATTCAAGTTATCAATGTAGTAATTTCACTTTTTTCGGCGAAAAAACAAAATATCTAACCAGCTATAATTCATCAGGTAAATTAGTACAAATTCAAGTGATAATCCCCGATATTAAGCTGAAAGAAGTCATGGAAGGGCTACCAAAGAAGTATAAAATATCAACGCCTTATACAGAAAAAATAGAAAAGGGCAATAAGCAAATTTCAGTAAAATTTGATGATGATACCCTTGAACTTAGAGTCACTCATCAAGGTGAAAGTGAGTTTAACTATACTGCATTATTGATATATAGTGATAAAAATTATCTACTTAGCCTTGATGAAAAAAAAGAGAAAAGGATAAAAGAGGAGCTTTAAGCCTCTTTGATATATCACAAACTCCCTATATGCCCCTTAACCGATAAACTCCCATTATCAACCAACCTTGATAGTGGGAGTTTTTTTATGTCTTTACCTATCTTAAAAATCGTTGTGCATTGCTCGGCAACTCGCAACGGTAAATCTCTAAAACAGTCTGGCAAAAGTGCAGCCCAAGTGATTGACAGTTGGCATAAGCAGCGTGGTTTTAAGCGTTCTCCTGGTGCAATCAAATCCTTTAATGCTCATCTGCCTCATCTTGGTTATCACTTTGTGATTGATGTGGACGGCACAGTCGAAACTGGTCGTCAGGTCGGTGAAATCGGTGCACACGTGCGTGGGCATAACTCAAATTCTGTCGGCATTTGCTTGGTCGGTGGTATTACCGCAGAGGGTAAAAACCACGGTCAATATACCGAAAAACAGTGGCACGCTTTGCATCAATTATTGCGTCAGTTAGAGGCAAAACATCGCAAAGTCAAGATTTATGGTCACCGTGATTTATCGCCGGACAAAAATGGCGATGGCTCTATCACACCGAATGAGTGGCTTAAAGATTGCCCTTGCTTTGATGTGTGGAGTTGGCTGGATAGTGAGCAAATTATCAATGTAGATCATTTATTCAAGGAGAAGAAATAATGAGATGGAAATGGTTTAACTGGATTTGCGAAAGAACTCGTTTGTGGTGTTATCCCAAACACCAGCAAAACCGCCCACACTCTGTAAGCAAAAATGCGTGGTGGTATCGCTCAAAAGGCAAACTAACAGCAGCACAAGTGCTGTATTTAGAATTAGGAGCTATGTAATGGGATTAAAAGAGTTAATTAGCAATGCTGACGGGCGATTATCTACTACCGCCTTTATCCAATTTTTCGGTGCATTGCTGATGGCCATTATTTTGGCATATTCAGTCTATTTAGACCGTGCCAATGTAGGTGAATTATTTACTGTGTTTGCATTGTTTTGCGGTGGTCAAGTTGCGACCAAAGGCTTTGCAAATGCACTAGGGAGAGGTAAGGAGTAATGGTATTAGATCAGATTATCCCATTAGTGGCTTTAGCAAGCACTGTTATCTCTTATATGGGATATAAAAGCTGGCAAGTCGCAAAAGAGCGTAAAGCCAATCAAAAATTAAGTGAGCAAAATCAGCAATTAAAAGCGGAGAAAGCCGTAGCTGAGGCTCAAGTGAAAAATCATCAAGTGAGAAAGGAAAATGAAGAAAAAATTAGTGGCATTAGCCGTAGCAGCATTATTGCCAGCTTGCACGAAAACGGTGACTTACGAGGTGACGAATAGCAGTTGTGCCGGTTTTAGCGTGATTAAAGCAAGCCGTCAAGATACAACTGAAACCCTGCGTCAAGTCTTAGTACACAATACGACTTATCGCACAATTTGCGGTAGTGAGATGAGTGAGAAAAAGAATGAGTGATGATGTAGATCGTCTGAATGAAAAACAAGCACAACTCCTTGAGTTGCAACTGGCACCACATTTAACACAGCAATTATCCGATGGTGATATTGAGCTAATTGCGCTGAATGGGCGTGATTGTATTGATTGTGGTCTGCCTATCCCAATACAACGGCTAAGAGCTGTACCTCTTACGGTACGTTGTATCAGTTGCCAACAGGACTATGAGGACAGCAAATAATGATTGAAGTATTTGAGGTGATTAAAGCTCACTGGGGTATTATTTTAACGCTTTTCGGGCTTTTTGCTTCGGTATTTTGGCTGAAGCTAGACAGCCGTTATGCCAAGAAGAATGACATTGGAAAACTGCTGGAAGTTGCTCAAAACCACGAAGGACGTTTAAGTGGCTTGGAAACTAAAGTGGATAATTTACCGACAGCAGTTGATATGGAGCGGTTAAAAACCCTAGTCACCGATGTGAAAGGCGATACTAAGGCAACCGGTAAACAGGTGGATAGTATTAGCCACCAGTTAGGATTATTGATTGAAGCAAAATTAAAGGAATAGCAATGGCATTAAAAGAGCTATTAACTCAAGACCAACGCCTCGTTATTTTACGCTCGCTTGCAGAGGCAGGTTATGACGCAAACGAGTCGATTTTAAACGATTGCTTGGATTTGTACGGTCACGATATTAGCCGTGATTTAGTCCGTACTCACTTGTGCTGGTTGGAAGAGCAAGGCTTACTAACACTTGAGCGTTTAAAAGACGGTTATATGGTGGCAAGCATTACCCAACGTGGTTTGGATGTTGCACAAGGGCGTACTAAAGTGGACGGAGTAAAACCTCCTCGCCCTAAGATTTAAACGATTTTTAAACGAAATTTAAGGAGCGTTTAAATGGCAGAAAAAAACACCCGTGGGAGAGCCTCTAAGGTTGATTTGCTCCCGCCGGATATTAAAACTCGGCTTGCGATGATGTTGCGTGACAAAACATTTTCGCAGGCTGAAATTTTAGCAGAAATTAACGACCTGATCCGAGATTGTGGGCTAGATGAAAGCTACTGTTTAAGTAAAACTGGGCTAAATCGTTATGCCTCAAGAATGGAGCAAATGGGGGCTAAAATCCGTCAGTCTCGTGAAATCGCAGAGATTTGGACGAAACAGTTTGGCGAAGCACCGCAGTCAGACATCGGCAAAATGTTGATGGAGATTGTAAAAAATATCGCCTTTGAAACCTCACTCGGATTAAGCGAGAACGGTCAAGCCGACCCGAAATCTATTGCCTTGCTCTCATCGGCGGTTCAGCGTTTAGAGCAGGCAGAAAGTTTGAGCTTTAAACGTGAACAGGCTATCCGTAAGGAAGTGGCTCAACAGGCGGCAGAAACAGCTGAAAAAGTGGTGGCGCAAGCGGGGTTATCTGCGGAAACGGTACGTACTATTAAAGAACAGATTTTAGGAATAGTGTAATGGCTTTGATGAATGAGCGTCCGTTAAACGTATTGGCACCAGAATGTCAGGCTTTCCTGGAGAATGTCCATAAATTTAATCCTAACGACTTATTACTTGGTTATCAGAAAGATTGGATTGCTGACGAAAGCCAACTAAAAATTGCGCAAAAAACACGGCGTTGTGGTTTAACTTGGGCAGAGTCAGCAGATGACTCTTTGGTGGCTAGTACAAGCCGTATAGCTGGTGGTGATAATGTATTTTATGTTGGGTCAAATAAGGAAATGGCTCGTGAATATATTGACGCAGCAGCAATGTGGTCAAAAGCGTTTGATTATGCGGCTCAGGAAACGCAGGAAGAGATTTTTGAAGACGTAGATAAAGATATTTTAACTTTCGTTATCTATTTTGCATCAGGTTTCAAAATTAAGGCATTATCTAGCCGACCATCAAATTTACGTGGCATGCAAGGCATTGTTGTACTTGATGAAGCAGCTTTCCATGATGACCTTGGTGCTTTAATTAAGGCAGCTCTCGCATTAACTATGTGGGGATCTAAAGTCCGAATTATCTCTACACATAACGGTGTAGATAATATATTCAATCAATTGATTGTAGATAGTCTTGCTGGTCGTAAAAATTATTCGGTACACACAATAACAATTGATGATGCCTGTGCAGATGGGCTCTATAAACGGATTTGTCAGGTTACAAAACAAGAATGGACTCAAGAAAAAGAAGACGAATGGAAAGCCGATCTCCTTAGAAATACAGCAACCGAAGACGATGCACTGGAAGAATACTACTGTGTACCGAAAAAGAGTTCAGGTGGCTATATCCCTCGCCCATTGGTTGATCGAGCGGCGGATGACAGCAATGTGATTGTACGCTTTGAGTGCGATGACAAATTTATCACTTACTCCGATGTTGAGCGTGAGGCCTTGGCACTGGAATGGCTTTTGAAAGAAGTATTGCCACAGCTTGAACAATTAAACCCTGAAGAGCGGCATAGCTTTGGCGTGGACTTTGCCCGCAGTGGCGATTTAAGTGTGTTTGCGGTCTGTGCCTGTTTGCCAAGCACCGCACGTCGATTGGCTTTAACCCTTGAAATCCGCAACTGTCCATACGACCAGCAAAAGCAAATTATGCTGTTTGGAAGCTGCCACGTTTTATCGGCTCGGCATTTGATGCCACCGGTAACGGTGGCTATTTGGCTGAAAGTGCTTTATTGCGTTATGGCTCGTCTATGGTGGAAACCGTCCACTTAAATGACAAGTGGTATCGGGAGTGGATGCCAAAATACAAGGCTCTGTATGAGTCTGACTTGATTAGTATTCCGAAAGATGAAGAGACTATCTTAGACCAAGGGCATATCGTGGTAATCAACGGTGTGCCTAAAATTGATAAAACCCGCAGCCAAGGCAAAACTGGCAAACGCCACGGCGACAGTGCTGTGGCTTACTGTATGGCAGTAAGAGCAAGTTATATGACCGGTGGGGAGATTGATTTTATCCCTTTACCAAGTAAACACGAAGTCAATGATGACGATGATTTACCCCGTTCAGATTGGGATATTTAAACAATGAGAAGTAGCACAATTTTAGATATTCACGGCAACCCGTTTAAGTTTGATGATGAATTGCAAACAGAAAATGAGAGCCGTTTGGCAGCCTTACAGCACCATTATAGCGAACACCCTGCCAGTGGTTTAACACCTGCAAAAGCAGCTCGTATTTTACGGGCAGCAGAACAGGGTGATTTGGTTGCTCAGTCGGAGCTCGCCGAAGATATGGAAGAAAAAGATGCACATTTGCAATCGGAATTAGGCAAACGCCGTGGGGCGTTGCTGACAGTTGATTGGCAAATTGTGCCACCGCCGAATGCAACTGCCGAGGAACAGCGAGATGCTACCTTAATTGAGGAAATCTTGCGTGATGCCGTATGGTTTGATGATTGCTTATTTGATGCCACAGATGCCATTCTGAAAGGCTTTTCTTGCCAAGAAATTGAGTGGGAACAAGGTTTAGTTGGTGGGCTAAAACTGATTAAAAATGTTCATTGGCGTGATCCAGCTTGGTTTATGACTCCAACCTTAGAGCGTAATACACTGAGATTGCGAGACGGCTCAATTCACGGCGTAGAATTACAGCAGTTTGGCTGGGTAAAACATATTGCGAAAGCCAAAACAGGCTATTTAAGCCGTATTGGGTTAGTACGAACCTTAGTGTGGCCGTTTTTATTTAAGAACTACTCTCTGCGTGATTTTGCTGAGTTTTTAGAGATTTACGGGCTACCACTACGCCTCGGTAAATACCCAGAAGGGGCGGGTGAAAAAGAAAAACAGACTTTACTACGGGCGGTGATGTCTATCGGGCATAATGCCGGTGGGATTATCCCTCGTGGTATGGAGATCGAATTTCAGAAGGCTGCTGACGGTACAGATACCACTTTTATGTCAATGATTGAGTGGGCTGAAAAGTCGATGAGTAAAACTATTTTAGGCGGTACGCTCACGAGCCAAGCAGACGGTGCAAGCTCAACGAATGCACTGGGTAAAGTGCATAATGATGTCCGCTTAGAAGTTCGAAACGCTGACTTAAAACGCCTTGCAGCAACCATTACCCGTGATATTGTCTATCCGTTATATGCACTGAACTGTAAATCATTTAATGATGCTCGCCGTATCCCTCGTTTGGAATTTGATATTGCAGAAAGTGAGGACTTAAACGCTTTTGCAGATGGTTTAAATAAGCTGGTGGACATTGGCTTTAAAATCCCAACCCAATGGGCTCACGAGAAGTTACAGGTGCCGATTGCCGGTAAAGATGAAGAGGTACTTGCAAGAAATGTACCAAATTCGACCGCTTACTTATCCGCTCAAACACCATCAAAAATGGCGGTGCTCTCTGTGCATCGAGACCCTGATGAATTGATTGAGCAACTTGAACCCTCAGCCGAAGAGTACCAAGAAATTATTGACCCAATGTTAAAGCCGATTGTGGAGGCATTAGAGCAAGGTGGCTATGAATTTGCCTCTGAAAAACTTGCCACACTTTATACAGATATGGACGACAGCGAGCTAGGGAAAATGCTAACTCGTGCGATCTTTGTAAGCGATTTGCTAGGACGAGCTAATGCCAAACGATAAAGAGTTAGATATGAGCTATGTGTTACGGCTTGAACCGGAATTAGCCGTGGATTATCTGCGTGCTAAAGGTGTGAATATCACTTGGGACTGGCACGAACAACTTGAAGAAGCTCACGCGAGAGCCTTTACTGTTGCAAAAGCGACTCGTGCAGAGGTGCTTGATACATTACGCTGGGCGACAGAAAAAGCGATTGTAGAGGGCGTATCTGAACGGGAATATATTAAGCAGCTTGAACCGATGCTTAAAGAGCTAGGCTGGTGGGGTAAAACGGTGGACGAGAATGGCAACACAGTGCAACTGGGCAGCCCTCGCCGATTAAAAACGATTTTACGCACCAACAAGCTAACCGCTTACCACGCAGCCCGTTATGCGGAGCAGATGGCGAATGTGGACGAGCAACCCTATTGGCAATATGTAGCAGTAAAAGATAGCCGTACCCGTGCAAGTCACTTAGCCTTGCACGGTAAAGTCTATCGGGCTGACGATCCTATTTGGCAAACGATGTACCCACCGAATGATTGGGGCTGCCGTTGTCGTGTGCGGGCGTTAAGTGAGTTTGCGTTGAAAAAGCAAGGGCTGAGTGTGTCAGTAAGTGGTGATAACATTACAACAGAAACTGCTATTGCCGGAATCAATAAAGATACTGGCGAAGAAATCCGCACGACAGTGAGCCGAATTAAAACCGACCAGGGCGAAATGAAAGTTGGCGCAGGCTGGAACTATAATGTTGGCTCTGCCGCATTTGGCACGGATGTGGCTGTGATCCGGAAATTGCAACAGATTCAAAACCGAGAATTAAGACAGCAGACTATTCAGGCAATTAACGATAATCCGATTAGGCACAAAGTCTTTGAACAGTGGGTAAAATCGAATTTAGGTAAGCGAGGAGCTAGTGCAAGATATATTTCAGCAGGTATAGTATCAACCGAGATTGCAGAAAAGGTTGCTGAGCTATCGGGGCAATCCAAAGCCTCTGAACTGGTTTTAGTAATGACGGAGAAACGCTTAGAACATGCTAATAGTGATAAGCATAAAGTAACTGGAATCAGTTTAAGTGCTGATGAATTAGCAACAATTCCTAAAGTGATTGCTCAACCTAACCTAGTTTTGTGGGATAAACAGCGTGGGCACAATAATTTGATTTATATTAATCAAGCTCGGACAATGCAAATTATTGTTGAATCACCTAACAAGGAAACACTTAAACCTAAAGAGAAAGTAGATGCAATCATTAATGCATTTAAAGTGGATATGGATAAAATCCGTCAAGGTGTAAAAGGTGGGATTTATATTGTGATTGATGGAGAATTGTAACAAGGGGCGAGTGGGGGTCGAACCCACATACTCCAATTTCACCTGAGCTACTTTCTTATGCTTACCATTAGCAGACCGCCCCTAGAGTTATCATAACTTTAACGCCAAAATATAACGAAGTCAAATTTAAATAAGGTTTAAATGTGTATTTAGAATATAAATTTGAAACCCATGAGATTCAGCAGAAATTTAAAAAGCTGGCTCAGGTGGTGGACAGCCGAGAGATTACCCGTAAAGTAGCGAATGTTTTGCTGCAAGAAGCAGAGGCTGCTTTTGATAATGAAAAGTCGCCCGAAGGCGAGTCTTGGGCAAAACTCAATCCAGACTATAAGAAGCGGCGTTATGATAAAGGCTACACCGGCAATATTTTGCAAGTGACCGGTGATTTGGTCAAAAGCCTGAACATTGACTATGGTGACAGTTTTGCGGTGATTGGTGCCGGAGAACCTTATGGGCAGTATCACCAAATGGGAACAAGTAAAATGTCTGCCCGCCTATTCCTTGGTTTAGGTGATGATGGTGTAGAAGAAATTAAAGCTATTTTACATCGTGAATTATCGAAAATTGTGCAGTCTTGATGTAAAATGGCAAAAAACGCCACAAACGCTTTCTAAGCCTATTTTG